TATTCATATCCATGTAGCTGGAACCTTCAAACTCTACTTTTCCGCTTAATGATGGGCTGGTACTAAACACTAAGCTTGACTGCCGCAGACCTGTTTTTGTCGTCATGCCGTCCCAAAGCGCTGTGCTTGTCGGGGAAGCCAACCAGGTTTTAATGTTACTTGTAGGGCCGTTCAGATTAGTTAGCGTGTAACCAGTACAGGCTGCTACGTTTCCGCTTGTTACTGTACCTAAGTTAGGTGAGGATAAAGTCGGGCTTGATGAAAATACCAGATTACCTGAGCCTGTCTCGTTAGTAACAGCGGCAGCAAGCTGTGCTGATGTTGCAGCAAATGTGTTGTCGCTTAGGTTAAATGTTTTGTTGGTCAAAGTCTGAGCAGCAGTAGTAGTAACAATGTCAGCGCCAGCAATCTGTGGGTTGTTGACAATTGTGTACCAGGTGCTCTGCAGCTTGTTGAACCGGATAGTAAAAGTAGACGTAGCGCTAAAGCCAGACGGAACACCTACTGTGGTTCCACCATTGCCATTTACAGTCAGGGCAGTGATTGTCTGAGTAGAAACAAAAATAATCTCCTGGCCATCGAAACAGTCAGCGACAGCCGGAAGCACAATTGTTCCAGTCGATAAAGTACCTGCTGGATTTAAGATAACCTGTATGTTATTGCTTGCGTTTGTTAGCTGCAGCGTAAAGCCAGAAATTGGCGCATTGATTATTACGTCATAGTTTGGATCTGCAAAGTTATCTTTGACATACTGTAAAACAGTTGAGAATGACGCCTTTCGAGCATCACCCTGGCCGCTAGAATACACTGGAACCTGATCGGAGCCAGCGACAGCATTGACTGAAGATAATTGATTAATAGTGGGCATAAGTAATTCCTTAATTAAAATCTAATTCGCCATCATCTCCAGCTAGTAAAGGATCAGACGGCGGATTGATATATGGCCGATCTGTGTCCTTCTTACCTGCACCTCGCGGTAAGGTTCCAGGGAGCTGTTGTTCTGAGGGTTTAGCAAAACGCTCTAAGAGTGCTCTGTAGCCACTCCTTGCTTGCGTCTTGGTTTCTGGCATTACTACTTTTCCGTATGACGGAGCAAGTTTGATGCCGAGATTCGTAATAATAGCTTCGTGAGCAAAGTCTGGAACCATTGTAACGGTGTCCAAATCTGAGTCAGATGGGTTATTGGTCAACGGATAGCCCAGGCGTATGCCATAGCTATTCCACTGCGCAATCATAGTGTCTAATCGACGTAAAGCGCTTTGCAGCTGTTCTGGTGTCAAATCGAATACGTAGTTAGCCAGGCCAATCTCTTCTAGTGCCTGGGTGATGTATTCACGCTTAGTCCATCCCATTCTGTATCGCTCCAAGTATTAATAAAAAGAGGGGCGGCGAACCACCCCCCTTAAAACTGCTAGACCGATTAAGCTTGGCCAAACAGCATGATACCAGACATCTCTGGCTGCTTGTTAACAACACCAAACAGAGTATCGCAGCGATACTTAGTAGTCATAGTGTTGATATCGTAGAACTTCTGCATAACCAGCTCAATACCCTGGTCAGTAGTGCCACGAAGAACAGAAACACCAGCGTTATCAGGCATTGCATAACGACCAGCGAGCAGCTCCATAGAGTCTTTCTGCCAGAATGGGTTAGCAGCAGCAGTGGTAGTGTTAAGGAAAGCAATCGCCTTAGCAGCAGCTTTAGAAGTTACTTCACAGTTTTTGTACTGCTCAGCGGCTTCGTTAGCAACCTGGTTAGAGATGATTGGAGGACTAATTACCATAGTAGTGCCGTTAGTTACAGACATCACTCGGAAAGTCTTAAGCTGGCCAGTAGCCTGCTTAGTGATGTGATGTACTGACTCAACACCAGCGATAGTGAAACAGTCGCCAGCCGCTACGTTAGTAGTAGAGGAAACAGTTACTGTATCTGTACGGTTATCTACGTTGATCTGACCGCCTACTGAAGTGCTAGTAGCAGAAGGGTTGTAGAAGTTAGTAGCATTATCGCGTGTGTCGATAGTCAGTGAACCACCACCAGCAGCAGCAGTTAGACGGTTAGCATAGTCAAGCTTGTAAGTATCGAAGCTTGCTACCTGACCAACAAATGCGCGCTCGTATGCAGAGTTAGACTTGTCACCACCGAATGAACGACCAGCAGCAGCGCCACCGTTAGCTAGGTTTGAAGCCATACCGTTGTAGTCTCGGCTTGAAAGAGCCAAGTAACGATCATAATCAACAACACCTTGCTCGTTCATGATTGCTTCAACTTCAGCAACATCATCAAAACCTTTTGCAGCTTCAGTGCGCTTAACTACTAGAGTACCCTGAGTAGCAGCAACATCCATAATAGCGACGTTGATGTCAGATGCCAGCTTCTGCTTAGCAGCGTCAGCCAGGCGATTTTCCTGGAGAGCGTCACGCAGTTCTTTAGCGTCAAGAGTAAAAGGTACAGACTTGCTGAAGCCAATAGTTGAAGGCACAGCCAGCTGAGTTGAATCCTTATATGATGCAGAGATATCAGTACCAGGTGCGGCATCAATAGAGCTTGCGATATAAGGCTGTGGGCGCCAGATAGTGTCGCTTGCGCGCTCCATCATGGTCTGGTCAGTGTTATAAACACCAACATTACGTGATAATACCAAAGCGTCCTGGAAACCTTCCAGAATGCTCTCGAACGCGACGCGTTCTTCTTTGTTAAATGAGTTAGCCATTTTAAATATTCCTAAATTAAGTTATTTATTGGCGCGCTTCAGATTTCGCTTGTACTGCATCACTTTATCCATGTTGCCAGTCTTTGCTGCTTCTTCACGCAACCGTTCTAAGGTAGAGTCAACAGCCCCAGAGGAAGTAGTGCTAGACTTAAACTTCTTCTCAGGCTGGGCTTTCGCCTTGCGATTACTTACTTTCAATTGTGTCTCCAGTTTTGCTACCGCAAAGGCAAAGGACACAGGGTTATCAATTGCAGCCAGCTCTTTCGCCTTCTTAGGGTTTTTACCAAGTGCATAAACTAACAATGCAGGGTTTTCTGCTCCTTCAAGCAAAATTCCTTGCTGGTTGTTATTCAGCGTATCTTCAATCAAGTGCTCTGCGGATTCAAAATCACGAACTTTAAGCTCAGAACGCTTCTTAGCGTATCCTTCTAGCTTAGACTGCCAGACCTGCTCAGCTTGCTGTAACTTTTGCTGCTCTGCTGCCTGGTGCTCATCTATAGCTTTCTTATTTTCGTAATATTGAGCCAGCTGATCTTCATAAGCATTGACATCATAATTAAGGCCATCAAGTGTCGGCTTTACAATCTCTTTAGGTGCCGGATTGGACTCAGCTACCTGATCGTTAAGCTTTGCTTCAAGCTCCTTATTTTTGCGCTGTAACTCCCTGTTAGTTTTACGTACTTCTTTCACCCATTCAGGTGCTGGACTGCTGTCTTCTTCGGTGGGCGGCGCGTCCTCACCAATCTGAACAATTACTTCATCATCTTCGTCGTCTTCCGGCTCGTCTGCATCTTCCTGACTTGATTCCTCTGTGATCTCATCCTGGTCTGATTCAGACTGTTCAGGACTCTCTTCGGTTTCTTCGTCAAGTTGTACTTCCTCGTCGATTGACTCCTCAATTACTTCGTTCAGATCTTCATCTGCCAATTCGTTCATTGCTTTCCCCTGTTAAACTCACCCATTAAAACGGCTGGGCGGAAGCCGGTACTACAATTCTGCTGTCATATACATCATTTTGCAATTATTTGCACATTTTTTTCTTGCCACCCTTCTTGGTGGTTTTCTTCTTTGGCGGTCTTCCGACCTTATTACCGTATGTACCTTTACCTGCTGGCATAATATTCTCCTATTTCTTCTTGGATTTAGCGCCGGAACACTTCCACCGCTTTCTTGATAAATTGTTAGGCGTATTAGGGTCGTTCTGCTTCTTCTTAGATAGACCTTTCTTAATCCCCAGGCTTCTTGCGCAGTAAGAGTCGCCCTTGCTAGTGCCGGGCTTTACTCTAGGCCCACCACCCTTAGCTTTACCAGCCTGGCCGTAGCTAACCTTTTTGCCGCTTGCGGTAACCTTAACTTTTGCCTTACCTTTTGCTGGTTTTTTTGCCATGCTATCTCTTCCTCGGTATTAACAGTGTTCCGTCTCCACCTAAATCAATGTACTCAAAGTCATCAATGCGCGGCGGCCCTCCTGCGCCCATTCTTGTTAAACCTTCTGGCGCAGATAGTTCAGTGCCTGGCCTATTAGTCATCTTTTTTGCGCCTTTAATTCCCAAAACAGATAATACAGCAAGCGCAGCATAGCCAATACGATTACCTATCTCCTCCCTAAAGAAATCTGGAGAGGATTTATACAGATCAGCAACAAGGTTAACCTGATCTTCAAGTGTCATAAACTGGCCCGGCAACTTTTCCTTATAAATTGTTTCTGCAGCCTGGTTTACCTCTTCCTTTAGGTACTTGTCATAGAAGTCGCCTATGTTTTTCTTAAAGCTTTTAGACTCAGGTGTGCCACCAAATATACCTTCATCTTCAAGCGCTTTATCAAGCAAAGACTTGCCCTGGTCATCTCTATAAGGATAAACAGCAGATCCAACAGCGCCAACAAAAACACGTACAGT